CACGATTTGAAGAAAAGTACAATTGCAATAGACTTTAGTTGTACTCTCCCGCACGATTTTCACTTTCCAGTGTTAACCTAATAGACTTGGAATCATGTGGCACTACAGAAAAGTTCATTTTGAACACTGTACTGTTTTGAGTTTTTTCTTCTTTCTCCTCCTCCTATCAATGATTTGTATATATTACGACCTTATTATCTCTGATGGCTACTTAATAATTGGTGACTCTCTTGTCGTGAGAGATTTCGTCGCCTTTGATGTCATCAAGGGAACTCTTCCTTATTTGGTCTGTGCCGCTTCCGGCATGGCCTTTTGGAATTCCTGTGTGTCCTTTGCAACGGACAGTGCAGACGAGCAGCTAAGACGCCGTCCTCACGCTAAGGCTCTGGAGAGCTTTATAGGTGAGTCTCACTTCGAGACTTGCGGCGTGCATCCGGTGAAATTGGCATTTCCTCGAGCGGTCTTACACCCTGTGTGTTTATTCACGCAGCGATTGATAGGTCCCCACAACCGACCACTTATGCTTTACGCTTACGAGCGTTTTAAACGTGTCAATGACACACTGCAAATGCGACTTGATCACTTGCGAAAGTATCTCGTCGCTGATCGGAAACAATTGAGTCCCAGCAGCTTAAAGAAATTGCGCTCCGCTAAAAACGCGTTATTTCAAGAGCTCACTCAATCCTCACAGTTCGCGTCATTTCGCGCGAAACTTTTTTCATCCATCACAACGCGTGATTTTTCTGCGTTGAAGTTTGATGGCGCCGCAGCCGCTGGACACCCTCACAATATAGGGGTTAAGCGACGCGATGTTACCCTCGAAACACACGATGAGTGTGAGAAGTATCTTCAGGACGATGATGCTTTTAATGCTTATCTCGAGAGCGACGTCTGGTATACCGCCGGGCGTTCAAAGATGAAAGACCGTGGTGCTACAGATTCTGCACGGATCGTCATGTATTGTGGTTTTCCAACCATGGTCATGGTAATGTTTTACTACTGTCGTCTCACGTCTTTGGTAATGTCAATGCCTTGGGCTGGCATTGGTGACTCATGGATGAATGGTGGTGCCGAGCGATTCGCAAGGTACTTCCTAGCCGAGGATGGCATTGCGCCCATTGGATTCCGTTACGTGTCACTTGACATTGAAGCATATGATAGCAGCATCTCTAAAGCCGAGTTGGACATACTCGGTCAACTACACATGGAGTTGATGCAGAGTTGTGGCGTCTCCGCCTCCTACCAATGGAGGTTTATGGCGCTGTTCTCTCGCATGGTGACTGCTGTCGTACTTCTGCCACTCGGCATACTCATTAGAGTTCGCGGTGGTATGAAGAGTGGCTGGCCTGGTACATCCGTCGAGGACACATTGAATCATTGGCTCATCCTTTATGGTCTTGGTGTTGAACGTTTTAAGCTCTGTGCTGACGACAATTTCATGCTAGTTCAAGACTCTATCACTGATGATGACATTCGTCGTCATTATGAGTCCTTCGGCTTCAAGTTGAAGGTCATTCATTCATCGGTGAATTTGGGTGACGTTGATTTCCTCTCTAAGTATGTCAAGATTGACAGCGCTGGGCATTACTATGTCTGGCGACACGAGAGTGAGAATGTGGCACGATTGATTATGCCTGAGGAGCAGGATCCGCAAAATCGAGTGGATCCTGATCATGTTGTCGCTGCTCAGCGACTCATTGGTCATCTTATCGATAACCCTTTTAACGCAACGCTCACTGACATCATTGTCAAAGCACTTGCGCAGTTAAGGGATGAGTACGATCTGGATCACATTGTTGTTGACGAAAACGTCCGCAGGAAGCATCCTTATCGGAATTTTGATAACATTCCCAAGAGGATCAAGACTAACATTACAGTCAGTGAAGTGCAAGCATTTTACGAGACTTCTGTTCAGTCACTGCAGCGACAATCATGGCCATTAGTTTGGCCTCGTCAAATTCTCTCGAACACTGAGTATACCATACATGGCGAGGGTATTGAGTTTGCATCGCTTTTCAAGTTTTGTACCAACAGGTACTACAAGCTTGAGGCGGAGCAGAACGAATGGGCTGGTAAGCGCCGTGCTTACGTCCGGAACTCAACATCGCCTTTTGGTCGACTCAGTGGAGTGACCCAGTGTTATGGATTCCATGCCGCGCGCTGCGGTAATGCCATACGTAGACTCGGTTACATTCCAGAGAACATCACTGACCTTGGCTCCCATCCTGGGGCCATCGCAGAGTATCTTTCGCGACTTGACTTCGTGCGTAAGGTGACTTGCGTTACTCTCAGACCAGAGAGTGACGAGAGCTTCATGCCGTATGTCAGACCGCTGAGTAACAAGATCACGATTATCGAAGGTGACGCTCACAAGCATGTCATCGGGCCTGAATGTGATACCATGATCAACGACATTGATTTGGTCACAACTTTCAGATTTGAAGATGATCGTGAGACTATGGCCCTGAACGCCGCCACGTGCGCAATTAGGGCTAGCACGGTTAAGGGTTCGATATTTTGGATTTCGAGCTGTACTGAGGCTGTTATAGCTAGGCTACACCAGGTCTACTTGACCTACGGTCATGTGCAGATCTTTCGTCCAGCTTACTCCAATCCTTGGAAACCAGAATACTGTGTTGTCGCAGTGAAGAAGAAGCTTGAGCGACCCGTTGGCTTAAAGCGCTTCAAACGCAAGATCAACTTCTTCTTGGAGGCTGATGCGTCATTCATGCTCCAGTGGCAAGATGCGTATTACCACATGATGAGGTATGCGACCTGGGATCAAACGCTCATCTGTCCGTACCAGTTGGACAGAGACTTGCAGCGTCAGTTCTGGGCTATGTGCGATTGTTCATCTTTGCACACGCGATCATAGGGAGCGTGTCCCTTTATAAACACATTTAGTGAAACACCATAAGTCACTATCTTACAAGCGGGTGGGTTTTATTTAACTTCTTTACTGATGTTCATGCAATGCGTTGTTTGCATTAATGATAATTCGGTTATATTTCAGCTGTATTAATTTCGGC